AAAGTCTCAACAAGATTCCAAATGGACAACTTCTCGACATTGTTACCACCAAGGTTCAAGTTGAGTTCAGCAGAATTCCATGGCTAGAGACTTTGTGTAAAAGACGCTATGATGCGTATCACAAGATTCTGGACGGAACTATCAAAGCTGTTCTTTACCATGGGCGTGTTGAGAATTCTACAGCCTTCGATAATTACAGGAAAAACTATAAAGTTCACGAAGACAATCTAATCCGTGCTAGACAAGTGAACAATGTGTACGATAGCACCTATAGCTTGGGTGATGCTCTCGTTCCATATATTTTGCCGTCTGTTTCAATCATTGTAGCGGCAACTTATGCGAAGATGAAATATGCGGGTTCTTGGTTGTTGCCAAGTCAACCTGTGTTCTCAGCTTTCTTGGAAGAGACTGTTGCATTCTTTTCAGAAGATGCGGCTGTTTGTGGAGCTATCGCGGAAACACTTGTTCGGGGAAAAGAATCCTGGCCTACCCTCGGAATGCATGGCGTCTGTGCCGTGCTCCGAAGAACTGGGTATGCAGGGCGGCTCGTAGCGCTTGGTATTCATATGGGATGGAATGCTTTGAGCGCTCGTCGTTGTAACAGACGTTTTGAAGTTTTCGAAAAAACTTATCGTGAAGGAGATTTGATTGAATGTGTTTCAAACCATTCAGAGTCAATCTCTACTGAAGTCGTATTGCCGTCATATACTTCGAAATTGCTTACCGGTCCTGATCATTTTAGGGGCTCTATGCAGATCAAAGTTGACGGAACTTCTGTCGATGTCGGAACCGCATTCGAACTCCTTGGGCGACCAAGTGGAGTCAATTTAACTTACCCGATTTTGATCACGAACAGGTTGTTGTTTCAACCTGCAAGAAATGAAACAAACCTGCTCGCTGCTATTTTATTACGCATCCACAACGATCCATTTGTCGACAATCCTTTTCCTGAGGAAACTCGACACGGATACTGGACTGAGATTTCCCTTTTTGTCATCGATTTGTTACCTGAGTGGAGAAATTCATACTGTGACATTGCCATGAACATTAGAGCTATGAAAAAGAAAGGGAAAAGACTCGAGCGCGCTTATCAAGACTCAACCATCGGTGTCAGTCAATTTACGGGTAAAACAATCAACTTGAAATGGAATGAAACGATTTCTGCTTCTAAGAACATCGGAGGTGAACTCACGATGAAACCAAGAGCAATTCAAAATCTTCCTCCATTGATCCACGCCCTCATGGGTGGATATGCAAGGACATTGAACGCCACTTTACACGAAATTTTTGATGGTCGAATTCACGATATTTGCGGATTTCCAGTTGCTATCTTCTTTGCATCCGGATATACACAGGCTCAACTTTCTGAGATCGGTAACACTATGGCCTCTGGTGCCACTGTTATCGCTGTCTCGGGAGATGACTCAGTGATTTCATGGGGAGGATTGTCAGCCACGTTTGCGGGTGAAGCGGACCAAAGCGCTTTTGACCACACACAGGACAACGGAC